TAAACTTAACGGCCAGTCCTTCTCCTACGCAACCTGCTACGAGGTCAGTGAGCGTACTTTCTGGCAGGTCATCTGATAGAAGTTGGGATACGAAACTCCATGATCTTGGAGTTGCGAATGATCTAGAGCTACCTCTAGGATCAAAATCGTATAAATCTTGTTTGGCGAATGTGCAGTAACCCACGACATCTGCGTGTACGTGTTGGTTGGTCGCCCATTCCATCCAGTCTTCGAAGTCCACTCTCAACTCAACGTGAACGAATCTGTTTGCCAATGGAGCCGGCATCCTGTAAGTGACACCCTTGTCTGAGTCTCTGTTACCCGCCGCCACGATCGAAACGCCTTCTGGTAGGTGATACTGTCCTACTCTTCTGTTCAAAATTAATTGGTAAGCCGCCGCCTGTACCGCCGGTGCCGCTGAGTTCAACTCGTCCAAGAATACTATTGCCTTAGACTTGGGATCAGTTGGCAGTTCTGCCGGACTCGCCCATACCATGTTGTTCTCTTTTGCGTTGTAATAAGGAATACCCTTGATGTCTGTTGGCTCCCACAATGGAAGTCTGATGTCGATCACTTCCCTGCCTTCTGCATCCGCGATCTGTTTAACGATGTCTGATTTACCAATACCCGGTGCTCCCCACATCATTATGGGTCTCTGTAATTTGATACAATGTGTTAGTGCAGATTTCGCCTCGTTGGGTGAAACTGTTCTGTTCTGACTGCCTATTGCCGCCTCTTTGTTTTTGTTAGCTCTTGCCATTTTGTACACTCCTGTTCTAAATGTTTATAATACGATTATAGCAGGAATGTGTTATGCGTCAACCTGGTAAATGTGGCTAAAAAGTCGCGGTTTTATTGATCTTTTTGTTCGTCCATCTTGCTCATCGCACGGGCAAGTCCGTATTTGGTGATATCTCCAGCGAAAAGCATCAACTGTAGGGCCATCTTCTCCATGGTCACGATGATCTTCTTCTTGTCCACGTAGTAGGGACAGTCAACAAATTCGTCTAACCACAGGTATGTCTGTGGCGTGAATATCACTTTGGCAGGGAATTTGATGTCATAGGTCTTTATGTCCAATTTTTCAATCATCTCCATTCCAGGTTTGGTCAATCGCAGTGATCGGGCCTGGTAACTTTCCCTGACATTCTGCCACCAAGTGTAGTAGTTGGTCTTTATGCTCTCGTCGTGTGTGGGTTGTTCCAAGAGTTCAAGGAAGGTCCGGGTGTAGGCTGTCTTGCGATCCATTGTGTAGTTAATTATCTAGTGAATTTGTCGCCGGATTTTAAAAGGTAAACACCAAATTTGTCTGTGTTGTGCTGGGTGTTCAGTTTCTTGGCCAGGTTCTCTGCGTGTCCTGGGTTGGAGAATGAAACTTTCTTGTATTTTGGACCTGGGTAGTTGGCCACCAGGCTTGATGATTTCAAGTTGATGGGTTTGCCATCGTAGAACACCGCCCAGATGCCCTCTGCCGCCAGGACCTCGTCCATTTTGAAGGTGGCTTTATTGCTGTGTTGCAACAGCACTGTTGGTTTTGGTCTACTCATAGGTTCGCTCTTTACTATGTATATTTACCAAAAATCTGATCGTGCGTGAGTATTGGACGGGTCCGTAGGGGTCATCTTTGCTACCTATTGACGTTATTTCTTGTCTGAGAAATTGCCGCCATCCATCTCTATGTTGACTGTCTGTGCTTCTCTGGCAGTCTTGAGTGCCTCTATTATTTCTTCTTGGATTGTGACCATTCGAGTCATCACCTGTGTGAGACTGTCTGCCAGTTGGTCTGCCTCCTTGGCTGGGATAATGATCTGTCTCTCGCCTTTTTGACGTAGAGTCCTGATCCTGCCTATGAGATCCTCAATGGGCCTAGTCTGAATCTTGGAACTGTTTGACTGCGTCATTTAATACCTGTTGCATTTCTAGTTTGGTCTTGATCGGACCTTTGTATTCGTACCTTGAAAGTGTTATCATCTTAGGACAGTATGCTTTTCTCCATCCCTTTTCAAAACAGATTATGTAGTAGCCTGCACAGAACTGGCTCTTGCTCTTGGGTGTCTTGGTGTAAACCGGCAACTGCTTCTGCACGTCGAACATGGGATTGTAAGGGTGTTGGCTACAAGGGTAACCATGTACGTCAAAGTTGTCTGTTTGTACCTCTTCCTCGGGTTTCTTGACATTTGACTCCTCAAACATACCAAATCCAAACTTTGTGAACAAGCTCTCCTGCGTGTGGAACACCTCTCTGTTCTTCTGTTTGCTGAGGAATATCCACCCGTTTTGTTCCTGCTTCTGTAGGGTGCCCAATTTCTGGCCGTTTTGCTCGACTATCCAAAATTTGTCCTTGACTAGGGTCTTTGCTCTCACTGTCATGATTCTAACCTCGCATTAAAAGGCTCAACATACAGTTGCGCCTGCTCACTAATCCTATTTAAATCGTACTTGCCACAGAACCTCATGAATCTGATTCCAACCTGATCTATGCTCTTGTTCTCTGCCTTGGCCTGTGCAATGGTTTGATCCAGTTCCTCTATTATGGCCTCTGGCTGTGCGTGTAGATCAACTAATGCTCTGTTCCTTTCATAGTCCTCCATCACTCTGTGCTCTTTGCCGTCATGGTCTACCCACTTGCTCAACATAAGATTGTTCCAAGTGTAGCCTTTTTCGTTACGATCTGCATATGCTTCCTGCAGGCCTATCTTGTTCTTGGTGCCCTTGGTACGCACACCTGGGTATGCTGAGAATATGTTGTCGCTGGGGTCACCCCTCATGGCCTTCTCAAACACGATCCATTCCGTGTCTGGTGCTGGCTTGGGTGCTTTCAACTTCTTGTCAATCACAGGCTTGCCCGTCTTCGCGTCAAACCATCCTTCGTGTGTGAGTGTTGTCTCATTCACACCATTATACTGTTTCACACGTGGTGTGATCAACTGATTGAGATCTTTGTCTGTGCTTATGATAACATGTTCTTGATCAGGATGTTTGTCTATCCATCTTGCTATGAGATCATCCGCTTCTGTTCTTGGATTACGCAACACTGTGGCATTTGTTTTCGTTTTTACGAAGTCAACGAAGTCATCGTACACCTCCCAGAACACTTCGTTCTCTTCTTTTTCCTTTTCCGTCATGGCATCAGCCATTTCCTTACGATTCCGTTTGTATGGTGCGTATATGTCTTTCCTGAATGATCTGCCCTCCAGACAGAAAACTACGTGTGTGCCTCCGAAGTCCTGCCATGCCTTCTTGATCGAATTCATCATGATATGGATGGCCATTCCCACCTTCTCAGAAGTGTCACCTCTTATCACGTGTCGTGCCCTAAAGAATGTGTTTGCTGTGTCTACCAGTATGTGTGCCATTACGACACCTCTGTTTTGCCATCGTCTCTTCTGTTGATCTGTACGTATCCAGATCCAGTGACGTCTATGCCTTGTTCATTGCCAATAGTCCTACAAAGTGTTTGGAACCATCTGTCTACGATTTCTTCCTCACTTGCACCTTCGTAACCAGACTGTTTCAACATGTTCACGAACTCGTCATTCCAGTCCAATTCAAAGAACCCGTTTCTAGGATTCTCAGGGTTTACATTAAGATTGAGAACTTTTACAATTGGCTCTTCGCTTTTCTTCTTGCCTTTGCCTTTTGTGTTCTTTTTCTTGATAGTTGTCTTTGCTGTTTTTTTAACTTTCATAATTATATTATATACTATTTCTTAAGATTCCACAAGTGGAAAGGATTGGGAATTCCTTTAAAAGTTGGTAAATTTGGATTCATTGCCTTATAATGCTCTGGGTAATATTCTATCCATTTGTTTATTTCGAGTGTACTTTGGAAAAAACTATTGTGTAATGGTACAGTAATAAAATTAAATGTCTGCTCTAGCCATGCAGATATGTATGCCTGTTCAACACTGTCCAATTCATGAATTGGTATATTTTTTTTGTTTTTGATGCAATCGATCACCTCATTAACTCGATTGCGTGTTTCTAAAAAGTGCAGATTTTTGTGAAATAATTTATAAACATCTTTGTCATACACGTCTAATTGTAATCCTATTTTTTTGTTTGCTTGTTCAAGAGTGTCATAGAACTTTTCTTCATCCCAGAAACTAGAAACGGGAAAACAAAAAGTATTTTTAGGTTTATTTTTCTGATACAAAGTATCTAAACTGATGTAACCACTATTGGTGGGATCTAAAAAAGATAACTTGTAAAAATCACGTAATAAGAATCTGGGTATATTGGGTGTCTTTTCTAGGTCTATGTTGTAGAGCTCTGAGAATTTTTCCTTCCAGGGAAAATGTTTTAGGAAATTAGAATCTAATTTAGTAACGTCATTTGAAGTATCAATTTTGAAATCACCTGCTCTAATTGTTGCGAATCTTTCTATGAATAGGAGATCTTCTTTGTCTATTGTGATTAATATGTGAGGCTCATCAATGTTTTCGAAATACGGTTCATGCCTTGTTGGATGGTACCGTGTCACTTGTCCTGAATAATTTACCGGCAAATGAGAGGTATGGTTATGTGTGAAAGGGAGCTCGTTTATGTCTTTGGTATGACGACTAAATTTATCTATAACAAATGTTAAGAAGTTTCCGTGGGTTCCGCCCTGGAACGCTATGTTGACTAGGTGCCCCATTGATTACCAAATAAGTCAACGTGCAATCTTGGAGTGTATTTGTAGCCGTTTTTCATGGCCATGTCCGCCACTTGTGTCGCCGTCTTCGATTGACCTTCCTGTGTGGCACCCACCGCCATTAAGTATATGTCACCTGTTACCCCTGCTCGAGCATATGCCTCTCTGGCCGCATCCACTTCTTTGAGATCCTGTTCATCCTGTACCACGAACTTGAAATATAAATGTGTGTTTGGTATGGATGCATACTGTCTTGCCACGTCTGCTCGTATGGCCTTCTCCCATGACTCACCCGATATGCTCAACTTGGGACTCGTTGACCAAGTGACATGCACCGGATCTTTTGTGTAGTCGCCCGCCGTGAGACCATGCATGAATTTGTCAAAGTTGTCTTTCCAACCCTGTGTGCAGTTGGTCTCTATTGTTAGGTTTTTGAGATCCTGGAATTCTGGCGATCTTATCAATGCCTCGATCTGTCTCTGCCACATCATGGGTTCACCACCTGTGATTATGAAGTGTACGTCTTGACCATTCGAACAGGTCCATTTGTTCTCCGGAGTGAATGCTGTGACCTTCTTTGCAATCTCATCAACAGGATCCCAGTCAACCAGATGCTTGTATCTCGAACTCCAACTGGCAC